CCGTTGTGCTTTCCTGTAAACAAGTCAATGTTATATACACTTTGTTAATGTCTTGACATGACGCCTTTTGTATAACATATTTAAACTTGTTCCAAACTAAAAAATAACGTTCCGGAAAATTGCTCAAATTTGAGTCGTAACGTAAAGTAAAAACCATTTGCTCGTCAAAATTTGTCATGCCGGCTTGGTCGTATCTTTGATTGACGTCCTTGTACTCTATTTTTGCCCAAACTGTTTTGCGTCTTAAAAAATCATATTCCAAACCTCCAAATGCGTTTTGCGTTTGTTTTTGGATTTCGTAAATATCAACTCGATGTTGTAACTCTCGACTATGTATTGCCGTATTTTTCAAATCATAAAACGTTTAAATGGTGCTAACATTATCATTGCTGGATTGCTTAAATAATTTACCATGTTTTGATTTTCGTCGCTTGCATAATACCAATTTTTGACAATTTCCAAAACTGCCTGTCGAAATACGTCCGGCACTTGGTCTGTGTCTGTATATCCAACCTTTAATGTTATACTTTCGTCACCTTTTAAAGATTGGTAACGTGTATATAACGGTTTTAACGTGCTTTTAAAGTCGTCTGCTGGCGTTACGCTGTCATTTATAGGAAAATCATATACATTGACTGTGTTATGGTCGTAAACACGATATAAATACGTTTTGTCACGTTCACCAAATAAATGATTTGTTTCGCGTTCCATGTATTCAAATGCGCTGTTAATCATTTGCGTAATTTCATTGTCAACGCTTGTAATTGTGTCGTCAATTCTCATATACGTTTTGGCCTGTGCCAATGTAACAACGTCTAAATAATTATTTATTGTCGCCATTTACTTTTTTTCTGTTTTTTTTGGTGCGCCATTTTTTGTTGACTTGGCCTTTGGTTTTGCCTTTGGTTTTGCTTTTGGTTTTGGTTGTTCACCGTCCCATTTTGCGCCTCCTGTTTTAACTAATAATGTTTCAACGTCACTATTAAATTTTCCTTTGTCGCCGGGATTGTAAAGTTTTCCAAAACCTCTGTGATTAACCTCGTTTCTGTCGCGCCAACGTTTTAAAAATATTACTGCCATAATAAAAATGTTTTTGTAAAGTTAATAAAAAAAATGACGCCCAATTTTGAGCGTCACTTTAACAGAAAACAAATGAGCAAAAAAATTGCTAATTGTATCTAAATATTACGGTGTAGGTGTTATTGTACCTAAAATAAACGCGTCCGGTCTGTCAATACCTAAAACTGTTCTGCTCTCAACTCTCGCTGTGATTAAGTTTTTGGTAACGTTGTCTGCGTCTTGTTCAAAAAATTCAACTGCTAAACCGTCAGTAACGATTTTTTTAGCCAAATTCCAATCTCCAACGATGTATTCGTCCTGTGGCACCCATGACGCTTTGAATACAGGCACTCCGTTAATAACCAATTGACCGTTTACATAAGTCACCACTTGTGGTAAACTATAATCGCTTGGCTTTGTAATTGCAATACTTGCCCAATCAACAGGATTTAAAACAACTCCGTTAACTGCATAGTCTGCACCCTCTAATGCACCTATGTCATTAATGATACGCTCAATTCCAACTGTTTGTGCAGCCGTTGACGCTGTTGCAACTGCTGATAATGCAGTATAAAAAATCGTGTTTTCTGCTTTCGCATAATCACGACGTAATGCGTCCGGTAAAAACGACGTCAAAAATGGTAAGTCTTGCGCCATTTGCTTTGCAAATCTAGCGTAACCACTAATGTAAGTTGCGTTGAAAACAACTTCTGTAAAGTCATAATCAATCTGCGTTTTAGCCGTTCCCGGTGTAGCTTGTGACGAAATTGATCCCTCGCTACCTGTTTCGCGGTATATGATATATGTACCTGTCGCGCTGTTTACCGCTGGTACTAAATCCGCAAAATTGATTAATTGAGCCGGCACCATTGCCACTCCAGGTTGATAGGTTTTAAGGCTATCACCTGTTAAGTTGTTTGCAACTGTCATGTCGCCAACCGCTTTGATTTCTAAGCTAACGCTTGATCCTTTTGTAACTCTTTTTATTGAGTCAAAATCCGACGTTAATGACTTAATCATTGCGTCTTTGTAGCTGTCGCCTGTTTTTGTTTCAAGACTTTTTTGAGCCTGTAATTTTACGTCCAACTCGTCTGCATGTTTTTGAGTCACCTCTAATGCTGACTTTAACGTATCAATGTTTTCCAATGCTGACTTTAATTCGTCACCATGCTTAATTGATAAATCTTCTAAGGCATTTTCAAATTTTTCCTCTAATGACGATGAAAATGATTTCATCACTCTGCGAGCCTGTGCCTCTGACTTGCCCTCTAATTTTGTTGCCAACGCGTCTAATGCGTCTTTTAATTCAGTATTCATAACTGTTAAGTAATTTTGTAATTTTTAATTGTGTTTATGTACGGCAAAATTTCCTCGCTAGGTGTTTTTGTAAACGGCCTGTTGATGTCCTTTTGTGTAATTCCTAAATGATATGCTTGCGCCTGTAAATCCTTTAACGCAATTTCCAATAATTTAAACGTATCGTCTGTAACGTTTCCGTTTCTTAAGTATTTTAAGATTTTGCTGGCTTGGTCGTTGACTTGTTTAATATTTAAACTTTTTAAACCACTAAACTTGGCGTTTCGATTTGCGCCAATTGTCACGTTGCTACCCTCGTAAAGTTTAACCTCTTTTATATGCCTTGCGTCGCTTTTATCCTCTGCATTTATAGTAACAAATCCAATGCTATGTTCTGTTAATACTCCGGCGTCATATAATTTTAACGCGTCGTCGCTATAACTAACGCCTTTTACCAATGGCTCGCTCTCAAAATATAAACCTTTGCCGTCCTCTTGTAAAACAGCAAATTTGCCATGTGGCTGTGCAAAATTATGTTGATTAAGAAAAAATATGTCGTCGCGACGTTCTTTTAACGTCTTACTAAACGCGCCTTTTACCATGACATCTTCATGACTGTCGACCTCGTCAAACGTGCTCAAATAGCCTGTAACGACTCTGTTTTTCATGTCAACGTCTTTTACTGCGCCGTTGATATTTTTATAAGATAATATACCTTTCATGTCCTCAAAGTTATATAAATTTTTTTTAACGTCGTTTATTGGGCAATTTTGGCTTTGGATTGCTGTCCGGGCCGTCAATAAAATTGTATTTACTGACGTTTTTTTTCTTTGATTTTTTTGCGTTTTTTTTATCGTCTTTTTTCTTCATAAGTAAAATATTTGTTATTGTCGAAAATTTTCATAAACTCCGCCATTATTAATCTTTGAAAATATATGTTTTTTTGTCTTTCGTTTAATACTTCATAAGTTAAAAATACTTCGTTATTGTAATTGTTTGACTCAAATTTTTGTTCGACTATATTTGTTGCTATATCGTACCTTGCTACAACTTGACCAAACGATAAACCATGTTTTTTAATTTTCATTGAGTAAATTGCCTCAATTCCGACAGCTCTAATTTCTTTTAATTTATGATGCATAGCCATTCCTAAATCTTGACGACTTAAAGGCGAGCCTCCCGGGTGATTGTGCGTCATAATTCTGCCTTTCCATAATTCAAGTTGTTCGTCTGTGTAGGAAACTTGACTTTTTGTGCCTTTTACCCAATATAATTGCTTACCATTTAAACCATAAAGTGCGCTTTCCTCATGTTTAAGTTTATATATAGCTTGCTCAAATTCAGCCAACGTCATTTCGTCTTTGGTCTTTTTCTTAACTGCCTGTTGTAAAATGTCCGGCTCTGTTTTCATAACAACGCGTCCGTTTTTATCGCGTCTAACAACGCGACCTAAACCACAACGACAATTTATGACGTTTCCAGCACTACCACTTGGATCGCCTGGATATAATAACGGCTCGCTTGGCTCATTGTAAACCTCAATATTAAAAACGTCTTTTAGTCTTTTTACTGTGCCATTTTGACCTAAATGATTATAAGGCCGTCCTTTTGTTCCGTTTCGCGTTCTGTCGTCGTCAACTGATAGCCACATTTTGTCAATGTATATGTCCGGATCGTCCATTGCCATTAACGCTGTATATTGGCTCGCTTGTGTCGTTTCTGTCCTTACAATTCGCTCAATTTGGTATCTGTAATAATTTGGATCATTTATGTCTTTTAAAATTCGGTCAACTGCTATTGGATATGTTATTTGTTGATTTTCTAGTAAATCGGCCAATACGTTTATTAAAAATTTAGCCAATGTTTTGGTCATGCTTACAATGCGCGAGCCTCCTGTCGTCAACAAATTATCTGCAATTAATCTGACCAACTCTGCGTTAAATAATGGCGTTTGTTTTGTGACTAATTTAGCTTTTATTTCGTCAATTTTTTTTCGCTGGTATCTGTACTCTTTTTTTCCGGCGTTTAAATGTATATCTAAAACCGCCTCGTACATGGGCGTCACGTCTTTAAAATGCTCTGTTATGACGCGTTTATAATTGGTTTCTGTCGTTTTGTCCCATGGCACGTCCAACGACATTTTTTGAATTGCAAGCCTAAAGTTTTTATAGTTTCGACTTTCGTATTGCTTATGTCGCCTCAACCATGCAATTTTCTGTCTTTTGGCCTCGGCTTTGGTCATTTATTTTTTTCTGTTTTTGTTGTAACGCGCCCAATTTTTAGCAAATTTTCTGTATTGTTCCGGCGTCACTTTACCTGTGTCTGCCTTTGGTTTTTTGTCGTCGTTTTTCATGTCTAAATTTTTAACATAGTTTTTTATAACCTCGCCTGTGCCTCCTGTGTCAATTTCCTCTAAATTTTCTAAGTCAAATATAGCTTTTTGGTTATACAATTCTGCTAAATTAAACGCTGTGTCCCTGTCAACTACAACGGAAACGTCAAGCCATGTAACGTCGTCGTCTGTATCGTACCATGTACCCATGATTGTTGGATATTCGCTGTTTTCAATTAAATCGCTGTATTTTTTAATGAAATCATTGTATTGGTCTGACGTTATAAATTTACCCGGTATTTTTTGGCTTGCCTCCGGAAATATTGAAACACTAAACGCGCCCGGTTTTCCAACTTGATTTTCGCCATTCATTGCAAAACTTGACCCTCCAAATTCGTCATGCAACGTCAATACATTTGCAACGTCAATACTATGGCTTTGTGTCTTGTCACGATTTGGGTCGGCCTCGTCTGTGCCTCCAATCATGTCTGTCCAACGTCCGCGCTCGTCGCGCGCTTGATTTGGGTCAAATTTTAAGTCTTTTTTTTCCTTGTCAATTTCCTTTAACTTGCTAATTGCCCAATTTACGCCAGCACTACCTCCCCACGCGTCCCACATGATGCCTCCGCAACCTTCGCTATATGGCACGTCTTTATGCTGTTGATGTCTTTTAAACGACGCCATGCGCGCAATTGTGTCGCGACTTAAAGCCTGTCTGTTGGCCAATTGGCTTGCTCTTTTCCAGCCTACTGACGTTCCGCAACTACTGCCATTTTCTTTTTTCCATTTTAAGGCACGTTTCGCGTTATTTGTCGCACTTTGTGGATAGTCACTGTACGTTTTCTTAACTTCAAAATTTTCTATTGTTAAAACGTCTGCTTTGCTTTCGTTGGTTTTATTATCTAAACTGTAATAATCGACAAATTTGTCATTTAATTTAAAACTACTCATATTTTTCTACTTTATATATTAAAAACCCTTTTAGTCTAGGGTCATTAACTGTGTTTTTAATAGCTTCATGGTAAATTGTATAGTTTAAGTTTTTTACCCATTCATCGCTTACATTATTAGGCCTGTTATACCATATTTTGTCTGTGTATTTTTCTGCTTTTTTAAATGCTTCATCATAAATTTGACTAAGAATATTTCGTTGTAAACCGTTTTCCAATATATAATTTGTCCTATTTTTAGTCTTATATAATATATGCGTTATACCTTTTGAAACTGCTCTCATTTCGCCTAAATTATTATTCCAAAATAGCATCAAATCTGCTTTTGATAAACTTGAGCCTCCCGGGTGATTGTGCGTAAATGTTGCGCCTTCATTAGACTTCATTAATTCCATTTCGTTTTTATTAAAAAAAACGCTGTCCTCATCGCCGTCCTTTTCTAAAATTAAATTTCCGTCTTTATCAAAAACTCCCGCGGTTTCAAACTTTTGACTTTTTATTTTATTCTCAAAACTTTTTAAACTAGCGCCTGTGTCTGTCCATTTTCCGTCCTCGTCCCTTGGCTGGTTTGGGTCAAACTTCCTTATGATTTCAGTATTTTTCATTCAAATAATCTATAATTTTTTGATGTCTTTTTTCCCAATGGTAAAAAACAAATTTTATGTACTCATGCTCTAAATCCAACCTGTCCAATGACGTTAAAAAATATTTTATATGCCTGTCGCTAGGTGTTAAATTTTGCCTGTCGCAAACTGTTACAAATTCGCATAAAATTCCTATTGGCTCAATTGGCATTTTTTATTCCTCCTCATCAACTCCAGGATTTGGCGTTTCAAACGTGTTTGGTAATGCTGGCTCAATTGCGTCC